AAGATACACGCTAAATTCATGTCAAACTTATCCAATAAGGATTTGTTTAACATTGAGCATGATGCTGAAAATAAAGTTCCTGCTTACGTTCTTGAAGCGTGGATAGTTGAAGACCCAAACACGGACAAAGCAAAAGCGTTCAATATTGATGTGCCAAAAGGAACGTTAATGTTAACCGCTCAAGTAACAGACGAGGCTTACTATAACGAGTTAGTTTCAAATGGGCAGGTTGGTTTTTCAATCGAGGGTTTTTTGGGAATGAAATTAAGTGAAATCGAGCAACAATTTAAAACAGATATAAACATGAAGTTACCTGATGGAGAGCATTTGATCGAAGGTAAAATCTACGTTGTAAAAGGCGGAGAAGTTATCGAGGTTATGGATGCACCAACCGAAGAGGTTGTAATGGAAACTGAAGTAATCGAAGAAGAAGTAAAAGAAGAAGAAATGGCAACGGAAGAAGTTGTTGAGGAAGAAGTCGCAACAGAAGAAGTTGCTATGGCTGTTGACCCAACTGCGGATGCTGAGGCAATTTTGGCTATCGTTACACCTTTAATCGATGAAAAAGTAAATGAATTATTGCAAGTGATTGCAGAAATTAAAAACATGGTTGAAGCGAAACCAGAAGAAGAAATTGAAGTTGAATTAAAAGAAACTAAACTTTCACACCACGAACGCTTTGCAAAATTTGTACAATCTAATAAATAAAAAAAAAATGAATCGTAAATTAAAATTTGACTTGGATATCGAAACAAATGCTTTGTTGTGTCCAAATCCTAACGAGTTTTATTCTCGTGCTTACATTACAGAAGATGTAGTTGATAACTACCGTACTTTGCCAGGTATTAAATCTGCTACTAAATTGGGTAATGTTACTTTTAACACTTTATTAAAAGCGTCTACTTGTAGCTTTACAGCACCAACTGATTCTTTGGATGCAGTTGACGTTGATGTTTGTCCTTTATCAGCAATGGCTCAAATCTGCCAATTCGATATCGAACAATCATTCTTATCATTACAAATGGCTCAAGGGTCAAATGGAGACTTCACAGTTGCTTCTTTCATGAACTACTACTGGAATGAAATGAGTTTACAAATTCAAGAAGAAGTTGAATTGATCCGTTGGCAAGGTGACACAGCAAGTGAAGACGATGTGCTTTCTTTGTGTAATGGTTACTTGAAAGGATTATTAGCTGATGCTACTGTTATTGATGTTAACAATACAACTGTTACTCCAACAAACGTATTAGCTGAGATGACTAAAGTTGTTGTTGCTTTACCTGCTCGTGTACAACGTAGAAAATCTGAATTACGTTTCTTTGTATCTTCTAACGTTGCTACTGCATACGAAATCGCAGCCGCTTCAGGAAATACTCAAACTTACATTACTACACCATTAGCGTTGACTTTCTTAGGTATTAAATTAGTTGTTGCTGAAGGATTACCTAATGACCACATGGTATTGACACGTAAAGAAAACTTGATCTATGCATTTGATGCTGAAGGCGATGCTAAAGCGTTGAAAGCAGTTAACTTATCTGACACAGTTGCTGAGCCGTACTTACGTACTCGTGCTAACTTGAAAGTTGGATTCAAACACGTTAACGGTGCTGAAATCGTTCTTTATTCATAAGAATATATATTAACTTAAAAAACGGGAGGGCGGTTAATTCTTCCCTCCTTTTTTTATAAATTTTAAAAACATGAGTTGTTCAACACTTACAGCAATCACAAAAGGTTGTGATAATAACATCGGAGGGATTACAGCTATCTATATCAATGACATGGATAACATTACTTCGACTACTGAGGACACAGCTACATGGATGATTGATGCTCAAGCGGTATCTACTCCATACGAAGCGTTTGAGTTCCGTAGAAACACAGGAAACTTCACTGAAGATTCTGCTATCGATTTAGCAAATGGTTCTTCTTTCGTTACAGGAACTATCACTTTAATGTTCCATAGACGTGAGGCTTCAAAATCAAAAGCAATTAAAATTCTTGGCGAAGGTCAAAGAGATTTAGCTGTTATCGTAAAAGATGCAAACGGTAAATATTGGTATTTTCCAATGGCTCAATTAACAGCAACGGGCGAAGGTTCGGGAACTGCTAAAGCTGACGGTTCTAAATACTCAGTAACTTTTGTAGCAGAAAACGAATTTTTAGCTAAAGAAGTTGATGCTTCTATCATCGCTGGATTACTTTCTTAATCTTACTTTGTAAATAAAAAGGGGTGCTTTAATTAGTATCCCTTTTTTTATTGTTTGAACTTTTTATAGTTTATTGCATTATAGTCATGATTTACATTGAGAAAGACATTCTAAATACAATCGTTTTGACACTTACTGAAAGTAGTACTTTGTCAAATCCTTACTACATTTTCAAGTTTGAGAATGAATTTAACACAGCAACAGAACCAATTTACTTTTACACACCCGACATTTCAACTTCAAAAACACGATACAACAAATTTGAGTTAGCTGAAGGAGTAGATGAGACGTTTATAATTGGTCAATACAAGTACGAAGTTTTCGAAAGTGCAACCGTTCCAAATTTAAGTTTACCAAATCCGGTATCGGGTTTACACTTAGTAGAAGAAGGTCGCATGGTAGTTGATGGAGTTTTAACAAATAGCATATACGAATGAAATTTTTAGGTTTAAATATCGGAAAAGACAAAGGTCTTGAGGTTAAAGAGGGTTATCAATCTTTTTCAAGTCCTTTTATGAATGTAGGTGAAGGCAATTTATCACTACCTTACGTTAATCCAAGACAACAAACAAACGGATATATTCGCTTTGGAGTAGATAACCTTTACCCACAGTTGATAAATCAGCTTTATTATACATCGCCCTTACATAGTGCAATTGTTGACTTTAAAGTTAACGCTACTATCGGAGGAGGTTATGAATTAAAGGTCGATGCTAATGCTTCAGCAATGGAAAAGGTCGATGTTTACTCGTTTGAAAAGAGAATTAAATTAGATCGAGTTCTTGAAGCTTTGACTAAAGACGATGTGATGCACAACCGTGTGTATTTTAAGCTACGTTTCAACGAGATTGGAGACTTAATTGAGATTAAACACGTAGGTGCTGAAAAGGTGCGTAAAAACAAAGACGGATCTACTTATTCATTGTGTTACGATTGGAGTTCGCAGATTGATATTGAAATAATTTACCCATACGATGTACGTAAATTCCAAAAGGAGTGCTTATATATTTACGAAAAACAATGCGTTGGGCAGGATGTTTATCCATTACCAAGCTACACAAGTGCATTTAATTGGGCTTTCCTAGATGGGGAAATGTCTTATTTGCAAAAGTCTAATATATTAAACTCAATTTTCCCGTCATTTGCTATTTTATTCCCAAAGAAACCACAATCTGAAGAAGAAAAAAACGCAATTAGAAAAACAGTTGAACAAGGTAAAGGTGCAAGAAATGGTGGTAAAACTTTGGCGTTCTTTGCTAATGCAAAAGATAATTTACCCGAGATCCAAGCGATACCAACTAATGCTAACGACAACCTTTTCCAAACGACTACTGAAAGTATTGATAGTAAAATCTGTCAAGCACACACAATCGACCCGATATTAATGGGTATTCGTGTAAGTGGTAAACTTGGTTCGGGTTCTGACATTAAACAGTCTTACACAATCTTTGAAAAGAACGTAATCATTCCACAAAAAAATAGAATTGAAAAGATAGTCAATGAATTGTTTAAAATTGGAAAAGTTAAGGCTGAATTCAGTTTGAAATCTTTTGCTATTATTAATGAAACAATCGTTGAACTTGAGGGAAGCGGAAAAGCTACAACAGATGCTTTAAATGCAATGTCGCCTTTGGTTGCTACAAAAGTACTTGAATCAATGACGGAAAATGAAGTACGTGCATTGGCAAGTTTACCACCTGTTGAAGGAGGGGATAAAACCAAATCGCAAATTGCAGTTGATACCGCTACAATAACAACACAAACACTTTCGAAATGATTTACTTTATTACCGAAGCATATTTAAAAACTCAAACACCGATAACAGCAAATGTCGATGTTAAGGATGTAACACCATACATAAAAACTCAAAGTGATTTAAGAGTACAACCAATTCTTGGAACGTACTTCTACAAATATTTACTTGGAAAATATAATGCACAAACGCTTTCAACTGATGAGGTTGAACTTGTTGAATATATCCAGCCAATTGTAGCGTGGAGATCTGCGGAAGATGCTGTTTTTGGTTTGTCTTACCAACTTAAAAACAAAGGTTTGCAAGTTCAAAACGGAGACTATTCCAATTCAGTTACACAAAGAGAAGTAATCTTTGCTCAGGATCACTATGCACAAAAGGCTTCATTTTACGAGGCTCGTTTGGTTAACTTCTTGAAAGCAAACAAAAGTTTATATCCGCAATTCACTGATAAATTAAACACGGATAGTGATATCAAACCAACGAAGAGCGTTGATAATGGTTACGATGATTTTATGATAATGTTTTAAGAGAATGAAGTCATTTGTTGCAACCTATTACACTTATTTTTTACAGGCTATTATAATTTTCTTTGCACCAATAAAGGGAATTATAATACTTGTTGCTTTATCGACTATTTTAGACACTTGCTTTGGTATATGGAAAGCAGGAAAATTAAAAGAAGGGATCAATTCAAAAACTTTTAGACATGGCTTCGTTCCTAAAGTTTTGAGTTACGTAGGTGCAACTATGTTAGTTTATGCTTCGGATTATTTTATTGTAAACGAACTTACAAAAATGGCGGTTTCTGTTGAGTTCTTGTTTACTAAGTTAATCGCACTTGTGTTAATGTCGATTGAAGTAAAATCAATGGATGAATCATTTCAAAAGGTAAAGGGATATTCATTCCTAAATCGCATTATTGAAATGGTTATCAAAGCTAAAAACATTAAAAAAGAAATATGACAA